TTCTTCTTTGTCCACCCACTGGTTCTACTTGAGTTTCTTGTGGATTAGAAACTTCTACATCAATTCCACCTTTTAAAGTTCCATCTGAATTTGTAAATTTTGAAAAATCAACTTGATTACCAAATTCTGATCTTGAAGATGAATTTTTTATAACAGATCCACCTTTTGCCATTGGTTTTCTAGACTGACCTGCTTCAGATAATGCAATAGCAATTGCTTGTTTAGGATTTTTTACTTTTTTAGAAGACTTACCTATGTTAAGTTCTCCTTTTTTAAATTCTCTCATCACTTTACCAATTTTTTTTTGACTATTTTTCATGTTATATTCCTTTTATTTTCATTTGCTGTACGCCTTGTTTTGCAAGACTTACTCCAGCACGTAGTTTAGCTAAATCTTCGTTTTGTTCAAGCTTATTTTCATTATTTTGTTGATTCATTAAAGCTTTCATTTTGTCTAAATTGATCCTATCTTCAGCTTCTTTACGTTTTTGCTCATTTTCCATGGCTCTTAAATCAACTTCACGTGATTTTAGCTTTAATAATGGGTCAGAATCAAATTGAGAAGTGATTTTATTCTCTTCTTTCATGAAATCAGATGTCATTTCAGCCACTAATACTGCTTTTCTAGATTCAATTTTTTGCATTATCATTTGTAATTGTTGAGCAATTGCAGGATTTTGAGCTGCTTGTTGTTGTAATAATGGTAATTGTTGTAATTCTTGAGAAAATTCTAACTGAACTTGTTCTTGAGCCATAATAGATATGTGTTCAAGTATATTTTTTTGAATTGCAGCAACTACCATAGGATTATTTCTAACCATGTTTAGTTGCATAAAGTTTAAATGAGCTTCTATGTGTGCTCTATGATCTTGTCCCGGGAATGCTTGAAAAGGTTGACTACCCATTGCGCTAATATGTTCTAAACTTGGATCCATTGGCATTGGTCTTGCTGGTGGTGGTAATATTAAATCTATATTGTCTACACCAATTGCTTGATACATATCTTTATAAGCTTGATATAAGTTATGAATTTGTGGATTAGATTGAGCAAGTTGTAATTGAGTTTGTGCTAAACTAATTCTTTGAGTTTGTGAAAATATATTTGGATCAGCAACTGGAACTATATCAACTCTATCATCAAAGTCCGCAACTTTAATTTGTTTATTTCCACCTACTACATCATATGGATAAATAGGAGGCAAATAAGTTTTAAATACATCTGCTAATAATTTAAATTCTTGTTTCAAAGAAGCATAAATTCTTTTGTGAATTGCTGACATTACACGTGAACCTCTTTCAAGTAATGCTAACGTTGTGCCCACAGCCGCTTGTTGATTTCCTTCACCTACTTGTGAATCGGCAATAGATGCAAAACGTTGACCTGCTTGAACTACAAGCCCCATTAATTGTAATAATACTGAATCAGGACCTTTAAATGGTAAAGGCATAAATGCATCTTTTAAATTACCTCCTGGCGCATCTACATCTCTAAATTCTCCAGGTTGTAATGGTTGAGCATCATCTCTAACTCTAATACCACGCATTTTAAATCCAGATGGTAAATTAGCTAAAGTTCCTGCATCTAATAATTGTCTTAAAGCTGATGTTGCAGTTCTAGATAAACCACCAATCATGTGAATTAAACCAAATCCATAAAATCCTAAACCTGGTAAAAATTTAAAGTGAACAAAATAATTAGTTTTATTTCTTAATGGATCTTCTTCCTTGTAATTACGTCTGATAGATAAAACTTCTCTTGATCCCTCTTCAATTGTTACAACGTATGGAAGTTTAATTCCTGTGGGCTCACCAGTTTGAGGATCTTTATCTTCAAAACCTTCTAAATCTAAATTAACATGACATTCTAATAAGGTATAAATATCATCTTGTTTTTCAACTCGGATACCTTCTAATTCTCTTTGTTTACTTTTAAGTTCATCTTCTTTTAATGGAGGTTGCCCTAATTTTACGTCTCTATAAAAACCATTTACTTGTTGTTTACGTAAATCATTTTCAGAAATTTTAATGACATGAATAACAGCTTCTGCATCTTCAAGAGAAGTTGCAGAATAAGGAACGATTAAATCTTCTGCTGGAATAAATTTTGAAACAGCTCTACCTAATATTGAATCATAATAAACTTTTTTAAATGTAGATCCTGATAATGGTAAATAGAATAACATCTGATCAAATTCAGATTCATATTCTTTCATAACATCCATAATTTGATAATTCATAAAGTCTTTAACTCTATTTGCTTGATCTTGTCGTTCAGGTGTTATTGCTCCAATGATTTGAGTTCGCACGGGTCCGTCCGCTGGAAGTAATTCTTTGTAAGCTTGTGCTTGAAACTGTGTTACGGATTCTGCAAGTACAGGATGTGTTACACCTGATGCACCTCTAAATGGTTCTGTTCGTCTTTCATATTTAAATCCTAAAAGATCTAGACCATTAGTATACGCCATTTCCCAATCTTGGCGCGAGGATCTATATTCATTGTAATCATCAACTAACTCTGAACCTATTTCAACTAATATTTGTTCATCAATTATTTCTGCTAAATTTGAAGAATGGTTATTTGATTGTAATTCTTGAACTGGATTAAAAGAAATTTCTGCACCACCATCTTCCATGGGATTAATTTCAATATTTTCATTTGAAATTTGTGGAATTAATTCATCTCTAGTTTCTAAAGCAATTTCTTGTTCTTTAAATTCTGGATCCGACGGAGTTGGAGTAACATTCGGTAATGATTTATCTATTTCAGCCATGATTAATTATATCTTTTTTTAAATAATGATTCAACACCTTGTGGATTGGGACCTCTAACAGGTGGTATCGTTTTTGTCAATCCACCATTAGCCATATTTGCTGTTGGTTGTGACACAAAGTTTAAAAGATCAGCATTATTTCTTAATGCATTCATTGTAGCAAAATCTAAACCTCCTACAGCTTTTCCTAATGTTTGAAGACCAGGATCTGAACTTCCAACATTTACTGTTCTTTGATAATTTGCAGCTGAAGGTAAACTCGGATTATTTAATAATTGATTATAAGTTGTACTTGCAGACTGACCATAAGGTACTTGAGTAGCTCCATAAAAATTAGCTATTAAATCTTCCCCTATATCCCTTAAACTTTGCATGTTAGGTCTTATAGATTGAATTTCATTTGCTGCTCCTAAAACTTGTGATCCAAATAATCCTAAAGATTGAGGTAACAAACCAGCAGGATTAAAATATCCCATGGATACAGCATTAGCTATTTTATCTCTTATTTGACTTGCTGCTGTTGCATGTCTTAAATCTGAAACAACTCCTGTTTCTCCAGGTAAACCACTTGTTCCAAATGTTTTTTCTTGCATGTCTGCAATTTCAGGTCCTGAATAAAGACTACCTAAATAATCTTGTAATATTTTTTGTGTTGATGGTGTTGTTGAAGTTGTTGATTGCGTTGTTACAGTTGGTTGTGTTTGTGTTGTATCATCTGTAAAAACATTATAATATCCACCTGCTGGACCTCTTTCTGGATCCGCTAATTTCCATTCAATTTGTCTACCTTGTAAAGTTGTTGGAAATTCAGTTGTTGTAGATGTAGATGTTCCTGTTGACATTGTTGTTTTAAAAAATTCTTCAGGGTCTGTACCATAATAATTTAAATCGGATCTTGAAGGATCGTATTTTGGTCGGTATAAAGGTTTACCTGAAAAAGGACTATATATAAGTTCATATTGTATTCCATTTGGTGCAGTAACGGATGTAGGATAAGTTCCACCATCCGCATATCGTTTTCTTTTTTTAAATAAACTAGCTACACCACCTTTTGCAAGGTCTATTTGAAATCTTCTTCTTAAATATTCTTCAACAGGCATAGGTGAATAAGATTTAGGAGGTGCTACATCTCTTGGTACAAACATAGGCATTGTTTCCATTATGTAATCTTCTAATGTTTCAAAGGTTGGTTTCTTTGCTTCTATGTTTCCTGCTAATTCTTCTTCCGAATAAGATTCATATTTACTTAAAGGGTCAGTTGGTCCTAACTTACCATCCTTTTTTTCTTGTCTTCTTTTTACAATTCTACCACCATCTTTATAATTAAATACAGGCGATCCTTTACGTTTTAAAAATCTTCTAAAGCCAGCATTAGTATCTGGATAAGCTTCAGGATTTTCATTAATTATTTTTATAAATTCTTCTTTGAGTAATTGTTTAACATCTTCAGATACAGATCCACCCTCTTTAAATTCTATATCTGATGGATCAAAGTTTGGATCATCGGGTAATCTTCCTTTCACATCTTTAGTAGTTTTTAATTTATTATAAACTTCGTTTAAACTTTCATTAGTATTTTTACCGGTAATTAATTCTTTAGCTCTACTTCCAAAAATATTTTCAAATACATCTTCTGCTTTACCTCTGGATAGTTGGTCTATTTGTTTTTCATTTAATG